CAGTTGCACCTGGCAAACGTGGTGCCAATGGAATTGCATCACCAGCAGTTGCAGTACCTGAAATAGTCAAGTTACCGAATGCTGTTGCGTCCAGCTTGTTAGCTGCCAACAATTCGTCTGTACCAGAAGCTGCGTTAGCAACAGTACCTGAAACAGTTGTGTTAACTGCCCAAGAACCTGCACCACCAGCATAACCTGACAAGTAACCTAGTACTTCTTCGTCCATGGAGTCAGCCATTTTATAAGCTGCACGGTCCGATGCCAAGCGCACGAAGTCGATATGAGAGAATTTCTCTTCGATGTCGTCCATCTTGAACGCAAAGTAGTTAGCTTTGTCGATGGTCAGTTGGAAGTCATTGTCAGCCAATGATTGTGCTGTGATAGATGTGTTACGCTGCAGAGCGTTGACTGTTACGTCAGGCTCTTTCATAATGCGAACTGTATCACCTTGGTTTGCAATCTCACCGAAATAATCGTTGTTTGTGATTGCGTTAGTTACTGCGGATTTACGCAGTGCGATTTGTGCTTGTTTGGAGTAGATGACTGGGCTAAATGCGCCTGCCATACCACCTGATGCCGCCGAAATCATAATAGTATCCTTTCATATAGATATGGCGTTGATATATAACACTACATACCCACAATATGAAAAGAGGCCAATCGTATAGGGTAGTCAGCTTTGCAATGCAGGATGGCCGTCCTTGATGCGCTGGGCCTATTAAACTGGGTAGTTCTTAATATGTGGCTAGTGCTTAGTGAAAAGCATACACACGTATAGTTGTGTATATGCTATAGTTGTATCTACGAATAGCTTATTGTCAAGCTACTTTTTAGATAAATCGTAGATAAACTTACCTTTGCGCTGGGCTTCAAAGATTTCATCTGCACGCTTCTCGTACTCTTTGATGGACATCTTTGCAACCTGTGATTCACGAAGGTAATTCGATGCGTCATCCGTAGCTGGTGCTGCCTTCTTAGCTTTAACTGATGAGGCTGCATCCTTGTCTTCGGATGAACGTTTCTGTGTCTTGATTCCTTTGTCTACTTTATATAAGTCTAACACACGAGCTACGGACTTAGCGTCATCCTCGTTCTCGTATAAAGCATCCTGTACCCACTTAGGCTGTGAGTCTGCCCATGTGTGGAACGCATTGTCTTCACGGATCTGATTAAAGTCTGGGTGTATACTCATTAGCTCTGCTTCTGCTTTCTCACGCTTAGCAGTAACACGCAGTTCCTCGATCTCTTTCAAGCGACTATCTAAGTCAGATGCACGCTCAGAAGCTTTCTTATCTGCAATAGCTTCTACGATGCCAGCAATGTCAGGATACTTCTTAGCCCATGCTTCTACTTCTTCAGTAGACTTAGGTAGTACAAGCTCATTCTTTGTAGCAGATTCTAGTTGTGATTCTAGCTTCTCTAGCTTAGCTTTATACTCTGCATCCTTCTCTTGCATGTACTTGCGGATGTCAGAGTAACGCTTCTTAAAGCTTTTCTCTTCGGCGCTTAGCTCTGAGTCGTCTTCTTGCGCTGGGGCTTTGGCCTCGTGCTCAACGTCTTCGCTTGGCTCTTCTTGGGTTTCTGGTTCGGAGACAGGCTCTTCTTCCGCAACATCTTCTGCGGCTTCTTGCTGTACACTGTCATCGTCATCTTGAATAACTCCTGCTTGCTTTAGCAGTTCGTTTAGTTCTGCTTCTTCCTTTGCCACACGTGCAGCATTACGCCGATGTGATAGAGAATCTGTTTCAATAGTTTGGGCTTCCGACATTCTTTACTCCTTATGTTGGGGCCAGCCCACAAGGGGCTGGGTAGCCTTATAGTTATATGGTAGTCTTATTAAGTAGTTACTTCTTCTTCTTTTTGTCCATCAAGCCGCCTTTGTTCCTACCGCCGCCGCCGCCTCTGCGAGTACTACCGCTGCTGCTACCGCCGCCACTTCTTGGATCTGACGCATCTGTCGCTGACACGGAGTCATTACGTGTAGCAGTACCGCCAGAGCCAGATCCTGTATTGGAGGTTCTAGCTGTAGAAGGTGCATTAGTCCTGCCCACTTGCGCAGCAGATTGCCCAGATGAAGCCATTTGACTTTGTACAGCACTAACACCTGCTTGTGCCGCAGAGTTACGTGCAGCTGCATCTTCTCGCATCTGTTGAGCAAAGTCTGTGCCACCACCGCTACTACCAGAGGATCGAGAGGTGGAGCCAGCTGGTTCGTTAGTAAAGGTGTTACCTGTACCAAACGCATCTGCCATTGGTGTGGAGCTATCGCCTTGGCCTGCAGTGTTGCCTTTTTCACTCTTCGAAGCACGGTAGCCTTCGTTTACATGTTTATAGCCACCCTCAACAGAACCTGCTTTTGTGTTGTCAGGTTCATTAGTGGCAGGATCAAGAGTTTCTGTAGTAATGGGAACGATAGTCGAACCCTTAACATCACTACCTGTTGCGTCTACAGGTTCATACCCCATAGCCTCTTTTACTGCAGCGTCTACTGCACCCTTTTCTACACCTTCATAATCCTCACCGTCTTTACCAGTAAGTTTACCGTACAAGCGTTCTAGTAAGCTAGGCTTATCTTCTTGTGCTTGAGCTAGCATATCTTCCATCTTAGCACGTTCAGCATCTGTTAGAGTGCCTGACTTAATGCGGCGTTGCATCTCTGCTTCAAGCTGCTTAGCATTTTGTGAAAGACCGAACTTAACAGCCATACCCAGAATAGGGTTGACGATTCCAGCACCAGCTGTAATAAGATTACCTGTCATGCCTTGCTGCTCTTTAAGCATATCTTCCATCTCAGATATTGTCAAGCCTTGATAGTTAATAGGCTCTGGTGCAGGTACAGGGGAGCCGCCGCCTCCACCACCGCCACCTTGAGATTGAACAGCTGTATCTTCTGGCTCAATAGCAACAGCCTCTGTACCTACAGGGTAATACCCTTCAGGGATGTCCATCTGAGGTTCACCATCAATAAAGGTAATCATGATCTTACGACCCATATCGTTTTGATATGCACGCATCTCTACTTGACCCATACCCTCTGCATAAGCAGTAGTATCGAAGCCGCCTGAAAGATCACCGAAGCCGCCTGTATCCTGATATGTAGATGTGTCGCCGCCCTCTGCAAAGGCTGCAGGTTGACCTTCTTCTTCAACAAACTCAAGCTCAGAGATGTCAAACATCATGTCATCTTCTGGTTCTACTGTCTCCATTCCGACAGGCTCACCACCGATACGACCATTATCGTTCATATCTTGGTAAGCATATTTAGCTTCGGCACGTAGATCTTCAAAGAACTTAACACCGTAATAACGCAGTACGTCAGCAGGTACAACATACTCACCTTCACTTAGTTGTGCAGGGATGTCGTCACGTACCTCTTCTGGCAGTGAACCCGCTGGTACAGGATTACCTGACACAGGGTCAACACCTACTGTGTTATCAGGAACTGCCCCTCCTTCATTATACTTACTACCGCTGTACTCGCCACGCTCTTTCTTACGCATACCACGCTCAACTGGATCACCCATAAAGTTTTCTAGAAAGCGATCAAAAGCAGACTCAGTAGTCTCCTCTTCCTCTTTGTCTTCTTTCATCCAGCGTATAAAGTTAGCCCAGTTACTGCTGTTACGCTCTGAAGGGTTAAAGAGGCTTTCCACAAAGCCACCGCCATCGTATCCTGTACGGCTAGACTTAAATACCGCCTCCATCTCTTTATCAACTGCCATTTACTGTCTCCCTGAGTAGTCGTAACTTACGTAACTGGTTTATAGCGCCTTGCGCTCTGTATACTTCAACAGGATCATGTGCTTGTTCCATTACACGATGCTGCAAGAAGATGAGATCATCAATGTGCTTAATGAACTCATCCATAGTCTCTTTATCGTTAACCCATTGCTTGAGGCTCATTACCTGTAAATCCTTGTTCACCTGGAGTTGGAGCAGTGCCTACGCCCATCTGAGAGCCGCCACCACCTGATGTATCAGCTACACCCTGCGGTCCTTGTCCCTCTGGTCCTGCTACACCCTGCTCAGGCGCTGGGCCAGCTTGTGGTGCTTGGAAGCCTTTGAGAATCTCTGCTTGGATAGCTGCATCCTGCATAGAGTTAGTAACCTTGTCAGGGTCAAGATCCATACTCTTAGCAATCTCACGGATAATATAATCCATTTTAGCGAATGGTGCAAGTACTGGATTCTGTGCTACCTGCAAGAACTGCATTAAGCGCTGTGAACGTACTTCGTTAGCCATCAAGCTTTCTGTACCAGAAGCATGTACCTCTAAGTCACCACGAATAGCTTCATCAAAGTCAAACTGCATGTTAAATGCAAAGAATGATTTACCTAGTGGGCGAATCAGATAGTCATCTACGTTCTTAACTACAGTACGAATGCTACCATTAGCAGCAGACATAAGCATAGAAATGCCAGAAGCAGTGCGACCCACGCCGCTGACACCAGTCTGACCATGGGCAAAAGAAGGGAAACCAGTGCTTTCATCTGCTAATACCCGTGCTTTATCAAAGAGTTGCATGTTTTCTTGTGCGACATTCGGGAACTTAGTACCGAAGATGGCCTGTCCTGGTGCACCGCCCTGACGACGAAAGACCTTGCCTGGATACACAGATAAGTCTTGACCAGGTACTAGGTTGGTTTCATCTACCTCAATAATAAGGTTACCAGATAGTGCAGCATTGTCAATAGCCATACGCATAAAGCCATTCATCAATGTCTGTGTATCATCCATGTTCTCAGCGATACCAACACCAAAGAAGCTGTATGGGTTGTGCTCATAAGGTACTGCATAGTAAGGAATACGTGCAGGCTTGAATGGGTTTAGTACCATACGTAGTACTTCACCGTTACAAATCCATACGTTAGCATTTACTTCGTCTAGATCCTTAAGCTCTGCAGGTACTTTAACGCCATGATCTTCCAGCATGTCTGTATCAATAAAGCCCCAGAACTCAAACACTTCCCAGCGTTCTGACTCAGGCTGTGCATCGTTGTCTTCCATGGACTGTTCCCAGTGTTTTTGCACATAGTCAGGTCCACGTTCTACAGCCATGTCAATAGCGTCATCCATAAAGTATGGACGGTTCTTTAGTGAACGCAGCTGAGTACGAGACATCTTGTGACGCTCAATAGTGTACTCTGCGTCTGACATAGATGTAGCTTCTGGGTCAGGGTAGAAGTTCCACACAGATACGTGGTTACACTCAGGTACAGTCTTGATCAGCGGATCATACTCACCTTCTTCATTCCAGTTAGGATACTCTTTGTCTACAGCGAATGGACCCTTCATTACGCCTGTACCAAGTAGAGCCATCTCAAAAGCCATAGAGCGTAGATGCACAGATGCACCAGACTCTTGTAGCTGATCGTGGATCTTCTTTTCCATCTTCTTAGCTGCTACCATAGCAGGATGGAAGGATACAGTTGTAGGGCCTGTACCGTCACCCTCAATGATCTTCTCGCTAACGGCATCTAGCTTAGTGGAGAGAGGCCCTAGACGGCGCTTTAGATCCATCAAAGTCTCACCAGGCTTTAACTGTGTGTCGCCATCTAGCAAGTAGTTCTGCGCTGGGCTAGACTGAGTAACAGCTTTAAGTGCATCACCAGCTTGTTCTGAGTTAGGATCAACGTTGATGTGTACCGATTCAGCTACACCATCAGGCAGTACAGATGGGTTGACTGAAAGAGGGAACTTGTTGTTACCAAACAGTACGTCAACAATCTGTCCGTATGCCGCTAGGGTCTTAGTCTTAGTAACTTTAACAAATACACGTGACTTCTCTGAGTCTGTGAACTGCATGTCTGGACCATACAAACCACGATAGTTGCGGTATGCACGTAGCCAACGCTCTTCGTCACCACGTCGAGCATCCTCTGCACGAGAGAAACGATCCTCCACGAAACTAACTACGCTAGACTTCTGCGCAAAGATGCTATCGTCACTGCTCTCTGCCGCTACGACTTCATCTGTTTCAAACATTTCTTCTTGTTCTGCCATCTTTTAGTATCCAAACGTTGGGTCTGCGGCTTGAAAGCCTGTTCGTTGTGCAGCAGGGTCATAGTCCCATATGCTTCTGCTACGTGGGCGAGTCATGATACCATAACGCAAAGCGTCATATAGGTGGTCCTCTGCGTTAGTATCTACATCCTCTGGGTTTCTTTTATCTAGAGGGATACTAGGGATCTGTGCAATAGTGTGTGTACAGTTAGACATAAACACTAGGCGAGGCTTTTCAGTAAACTCATCTACTTGTAAACGTCTATGTATTTCGTTCTTACCTGCGACACGTGAGCCTCTTGACCGATCAGAGGGCCTCCAGCGACAGCCTTTAGCATTCATCTGTTCTGCCAAGCTAGGCCCAGTGTCACCACGGTTATGCCATAAAGAGGAGTCAAGCACACCGTATCTCATACCACCGTCATGCTTCTCTACATCTAGGATCATGTCGGCTAAGTCTGATG